TCGCGCTTGCTCATCATCAAAGGCGGTCCTCGATCCAATTTGCAACGATCAGCCTTGGCACTGACGAGATCGCTGCATCAGCGGCCTCCATCAAGCGCAGTCGCTTGTTCAGCCGCACCTGCGGCACAAGAATGAAGATCGGCACAGTGACCTGATTGCGCCCTGTCTTAGAGCGCGAGAGCGCGGCGATGCCTTTGGTGTTCAGGCGTGCCTTCTCAGCCACCAAGAGGCTGCCACCGCGCGGTCGGTATACAAACCGAAGCTTGATCCCCCGCCTGCGCTCCCACTCGCCCGGCGAGAACCTGCGCCCACCCGCAGCACGCCCCGCTGCCTCAGTTGGGATTGCCAGGTAAAACCCACTCTTTGATCTGATTGTGGCACCGCGCTCAAACGCGCTGAGAATGCGCGGTGCCTTTGTGTAGACCAGCGAGGCTGCGCGCAGACTGGTTTGCCCTTTTGGGAAATTGAGGTTGCGCACCGTATTGCCAAACCGCGTGCCAAGCCCGGCGGACACCACTTGTTGACGCCACGCAAATTTGAGATCGCCACCTGCGATCTGCATCGCTTTGCTGGTGGCCTTTTCGGCGGCCACAACCTGCTGCGCCATCAGCGCGATAAGGTCCGGTGAAAGGTCAATCCCGATGCGCATACTGGGCCTATAGCGCAGACGCAGATTGGTCCAACTTGGCTTGTTCTGGATCTAATAGCACCTCTTCAGAGTCTTCTTTACCCCTTGGTTTGCGCGCCACCTTGACATCAAGCGCCACAAGCTGACCGCTTTTGAGCGCATCCGCGGCCTGTGCGTCACTGATACTTAGAACAGACCCAACGCCCGTGTTGGTGTGGCCAGCAACGATGCGGCCTGCTGTTTCGGTAATGGCAAAACGCGGCATCACCAGCCTCCTTTTACAAATTTGGGGTGTCGAACATGACAAGGTTGATCTCGCCAGTCGCCGTCCGTTGAATTGCAGAAATCGTATAAACTGGCTGGCCGGGTCGCTGCTATATCTGCACCTGATCACCCGGCTCGATCTCGAAAGGGACCAGCCCCGCATCCGCGGGACCGATCCAAAATTCAGCCACGCTGGCATTCAACATCCGGTCGCCACCAAAGCTGCCCCCTGCCCCGCTGATCGGCGAAAGGCCAGGGCCGTCAGAGAACACACCCTTTGTTGTATGCGGCGCGCGGCCCGGATCACGCATACTGGCAGTATAAGGCAGGCGCAGCCTTGGGCGCAGAACCGCAACTTCCGAAAACATGCCGCCAATAGCACCCGACAGGAATACCTCAAGATCGTCAAACATGGAGGCCACGGTTTTGATCCTTTCGGATTATGTGCGCTTGGCTGGAATCAGCACACGTGGACGGGTGCAGTATTGCAGCGCGTTCATCTGGAACTCGAGGTTCACGCCCTTGCCGTTTGGCATCTCATATTGCTTGCCATAGAGCCGCTGTCCGGGTGTATTCACCGTCTCGATGTAATCGGCAGACGCATAAACCGTGCGGAACAGACCCGGCACACCCATGGGCACAAGATGGCACTTATCGGTCTCGATGCCGACATTCTGACCGCCGCGGTAGTTCATCCAGGTGATCCCGCCGAACTCGAACGCGCCGTAGATGCCGGAATTGCCCGCGTTGATGTAGGCATTGCGCAGCGAGGCCGCATCCGCATAGCCCTTGTAGGTATCACGCACTTCCTGGTGGGCGATGAGATCGTCAAAAAACGCATCCCCGCACAGCGCAATCACGCTCGTATAAGGTAAGCCGTCCAGAATATTGGCCATTTGGCGAATAACACCGGCGCATTTCTTGCGCAGCGCACCGTCCGTGGCACCTGCGTTATCAAGATCAAAATCCACCACAGCCTGCTGGCTTTCACCAAATTCGGTGAAATAGTCAAAAAGCACCGAGCCATCCGCGTCCAGAAGCTGGCCGGTCTTGAGGATGTTCAGCCGGTGGTATTCCTCGGTCAGCGCAAAAAACTGACTGGCCTCAGCCGCACGGTCCGCGATCTTCTGCTGCAGACGCTCGACAGCCACTTCCTGGCCAAAGGCACGAACCTGCTGGACCTCATCGGCGTAAATTGCATCATCCACTTGGAAATGCGGCACTTTGAGCATGCGCATGGCGCGTTTTGATTTGCCAAAGGTCTGACCCGTACCACCACGCGGGCTGGCCGAGACTAGCATGCGGTTTTGCTCCTTGTCCTTCTCGATGGCAATATCGAGCGTGTCGATGCTGGTGGTCTGGAACAGCCCCATCTGGCCAATGCGCGAGGGCGTGTATTTGATCTCACGAAGCGCATCCGTGAGGCGCATGACGCTGAATGCGTCTTGGCTGAAAATGTTCAGTATCGACATAAATATGTCCTTTCTCGTTCAGACCGCAGATCAGCGGACGATAATGCCAACAGCGGCCAGATCAGTATTTGCAGATGCCTTTTCGCCGGCCTGATCGCGATCGGCGTGATAGGTCAACACGTGACCGTTCACTTCAGCGTCACGCACGATTGCAGCAATCCCCGCATCAGAGGAGGTGGCGTCACATCCATAGAGCGCCACAGCAATAGCTGTCTGCGAGCCATCCGTCGCGCCAACTGCTGAGGCGACAAACTTGCCGGATGCAGCAACCTTGCCGAGCAGAGTACCCGGCGCAATGATGCCCGCACCGCCGGCGATGGTGATGTTTTCACGCGAGCGCTGGCCATTGGCCTCAGTCATCAGGAACTCGCCGGGGTGTCGGCCCTCAATCAAAACTGTCATTTGGTGTTTTCCTCAGATCTGGTTGTGGCTCAAACGAACCGATTGTTTGCTTGCGCCACGGCAGCCGACCAGCCACCCCTGACCTTTTCCGAAGGGTCAGCGCGGGCGCCGGAGGCATCGCCACCGAACTCGTTTTCACGCGCAGCGCGATCTTCAATGGACGCGACAGACGATGCTTTTGGGGCCATGCCCAGAACCTTGATCGCTTCCTCAGCGCTCATGCTTGTCTCAAAGGCAAAGCCCATGGCCTGCGCTTCACGACCGGCGGCCGCCTCACAGGTCAGGATGCTTTTGATCCTCGCGGTTGCTTCGGCCTTACCAGTGAGCGCGCCGTCTACGCGGGCGGTGTCAACGGCGGCACTGAGCGCCACTTCGGTGATGCCCGCAATTTCAGGCTGCGAGGCAGCTTGGGTTGGATTGCTCATGGCAAATCCCTTCTTTATTTTGACAGCCCCGAGGGCCATGGTGGAGAGGTTGGACAGAACGTCGTCAAGAGAGGCCACGCGGTCTGCGAGCCCCTGATCGATGCCGTCTTGCCCGATGAAAGTGCGCGCCTGCGTCGCACGGATAGCTTGCTCGGTGATGCCTGTGCGACCCCGCGCCACAAGGCCCACAAACTGGTCGTAAAACTTCATCACTTCCGTTTGCAGATCAGCCTGCACGGTGTCGGAGAGCGGGCCAAACGGATTACCATCGACCTTGTGCTTACCGGCGTAGATCAGCGTCGCGCGGACGCCCTTCTGCTCAAGTTCGCCTGAGCGATCGAGATGCGTCAGCACCACACCGATCGAGCCTACAATCGAGGTCGGCGAGACCACGATTTCATTGGCAGCACTCGCGATGCCGTAAGCCGCCGAGGCCGCCATGTCGTTCACAAAAGCCGTGACCGGCTTTGACGCCCCCAGCCTGCGGACCTGCTCAGCGACGGTGAACATACCTGTCGCCTCACCGCCGGGGCTGTCGATATCCAGCAGGACAGCATAAACATCTGGATCATCGGCCGCGTCGCGCAGCTGTGCTGCAATGCCCTCGTAGGACACCATCCCGGAATTGGCCCCGATCCACGCCCCGCGGTTGACCAGCGAGCCGACGATCGGGATCATAGCCACGCCGCCCGCGACCGCGTATTTGCGCGCACGCCCATCTTCACCGTATCGGTTGCCCAGAAATTGGTTTGCATCCGGGCGGAGGTTTTCGATCTTGGCCCCGTCCATCGGCAACCGCCCCTGCAATACCTGCAGGATGATCTCGGCCTTGGTTGGGTGCAGCAAAAGTGGGCGGTTCAAAACCCGCGACGCAATATGCGTCAGCGAGGGCCCCTCAGGGGCCTGCATGATTTTGGGTGGATCGTTCAACGGACACCTCCTGTCGCAATGGCGCGGCGGCGTGGCGATCTGCCCTGCGATGCGGCGCATTTTTCCTCAAAGCCACGAATGACCAGCATCAGACGGTCCGGGCTGGCCGCGTGGAACGTGGCCGAGCGGGAAACTCCTGTTGGGCCCGCCGTGAACGACACTGTCGCTGCGGCCTGACCCGCGATCAGCCGGTAGTAGACCTCGCGCAGGGCTTTTGCGGCCGCGCAGGGGTCATTTTCGTCAAGTGTCAAAGTTGTCATGGAGCATCCTCTTCGTCGTCAGCCTCATCGCTGTCCTCATCGCTATCGTCAGCATCTGAATTGGCTGCAATTGCTTGCGGGCCACCGCCTGCAGCCCCCATCATCATCGGCTCAGACAGGTTGTATTCGGCCCGCAAGAGCCGTTCGGCGGCCAGCTGTTGGTAAACATCATCAACATCAACGCCGAGATCATTGCAGATCATGGCGTCTGACATCACGCCAAGCCGCTTCCATGTCTCGTGCGACTTTGCTTTCTTGAGATCATCAGCGGTGGTGCGCGGTGCCCCGCGCCATTCCGCCCGGCAGGCCGCTGTCCGGTTGGCCAGAAACGCCTCATACCCGCCCGGAAACGCGATGCCGCCACTGGCGATTTCCTCTTCCAGCCACGCCTCAAAAACCGGCTGGCAAAATGGCGCGATGATGTTTTGACGACGCGCCTTGGTAATGGCGAAGATTTCAGCCGTGGCCGCCTGCAAGGACGAATAGGTAGCACCGCTATTGTCACCCGTCGCACTCTCATAGGTCAGCCCAAGGCAGCGTGCGATTTCGCGCAACAGGTGCATCGAGAAGTCTTTGTAATTCGATGAAGGCTGATTGCTTGTGTGGAACGTCAGCTCTTGGCCCGGAAACAGATGCGCAAGGCGACCGTTGATACCAACATCAAGCGAAGACCCGTCATAAAAGCCGGCCAGCATGTCGATATAGGCCTCCATGGGGGCCACACCCTCAGACGCCATCTTTGCTTGCTCCTGTGGCGTCAGCAGCCCCGCCAGCA